TGAATGAGTCGTTTGTGGATGCGCTCAAAGCGGCTGAACTGAAAGACGTTGATGCCGTGAAGAAATTCACCGAGAGCAAACGCGCTGAATACGGCAAGCTCGCCGCGAAAGGCGCTTTGGTTGGTATGGGTTTCGATGAAAAGAAAGGCATCGTGGTTTTGGGTGATGTTCTCGAACGTGAGACCGGCACGCCCGAATTCGCACGCGCTTCGTTTGAGATCACCGAATCCCTGCGCAAGAATGAAATGCGCTCGAAGACTGAACTCAACTTGCGCGCAGAAAGCCGCGCTGGTGTTTTCACCGCTCAATTGCTGGCTCGTTTTGACGAACAGAACAAAGGCAAACTGATCAACGAAGCCCGCCTGTTCAACGAAGCCGAATTGACCACTGATTTGAACCTGCCGTATTCGGTCAGCCGCGCGATCATCGCTGAGGCATTCCCCAATTTGGTGGCTGCCAATCTGTTCGATGTGGGCATGATGAACTCACAATCTGAGCGCATTTATTTTGAGGCGTTCACCGGCGAAACTGGCTATACCGTAGCCATCACCGATGAAGAGGTTACTGCGGGCGCAGAAAGCACCTGGTACGCGCTGGCTCATGCGTATGTTACTCCCGGCACTGTCGTTGTCACCAGCAACCCCGCAGGCACCACCTACGTGGAAGGCACTGACTTCGTGATCGATTACGAATTGGGCAAGATCAAGGCTTTAGCCGCTGGCGCAATTGACGCCAATGATCTGCTTGTGGATTACAGCTATAACGCAATTGCCAAGGGCGAGAATGCTGAAATCGAACGCGCCAAAGTGACACTCAGCTATCAGACACTTGAAGCGACCGCTTTACGCCTGGCTGATTACATCTCCAGTGAAGCGATTGTCTTTAGCCGTTCACAACTCGGCTGGGACGCCGTAGCTCGCACCATGGCGAACATCATCCGTCAGACACGCCTCAACATTGACAAGGCTTTGATCGAGAAAGGTTTGGCGGCTGCATTGGGTGTGGCAAGCAACAGCGGCGGCACCTATGATATTTCAGCCGATACGATTGCCAGTTTTGTCGAAAAACTTGGCAGCGCTAAAGTGTTGGTTGCCAACCGTTATTACGAACCGACCGGCATTTTGATGAGCGTGACCAATGCGGACCTTCTCAGCAATTGGGATGGTTTCAAGGTTCAGGGATTTTCCAATGCAGTGCTCAACTCTGCCGGATTTGCAGGCAGTGTGAAGGGTTTGCCGGTGTTCGCATCCACTCAGATGCGCGAAGGCTGGGCGTTGGTCATGAACCGCGAATTGGTAATGCACCGCGTCTTCCAGCCGATGACCGTCAAGGGTCCTTACCCGATTTACAGCAACGGCAAGATCATTGCCGGTGAACAGTACTACTCTGAAGAATACAACGGCTCTCTCGCCCCGATTGGCGGCAAGGGCGCTTACGTGAAGATCCAAGCCTAAAAGCAAGGATGAATGATGAAGGATGAGGGATGAAAGTTATCCCTCATCCTTTGGAGATTTCGATGGCGAAAATTGTTTATACGGGACGGCGGGTGCGGATGGTTTTTGGAAAGTACGTGCATGAGGGGCATGTACTGGACATGAGCGATAAGCAGGCAATGACCCTCGAAGGTGATGCGGATTTTAGGATCACTTATGAAAATAAAGAACCCGTGCCTGAGAAGATGCAAGAAAACTTATTGGTTGTTGAACCCGTGAAAAGAAAATCAAAAGGTAAACGAAGATGACAACTCTTGCGGCAATGGTGACAGTTTTACAAAGTGAAGTTCCCGCGGTGAACAGCGTCCCCACCACGGCGCAATACGAGCAGGCGGTGAAGGATGCCGTGCTCGAATTTTCACGCCGTTGCGGATTGGCAAAGTGGGCAGAGTTGAATATTGTTTCTGGCACGCCTGCCTATAGCCTGGCGTCTGATTTTTTGAGCATGATCGTTCTGGACAGCCTGACGGGTGTGGATGGCGTGATTATCTCCAATAGCGGCATTATTCCGGTGTCTGCGGATTGGGATGAGCAATATACGATTGCCAACAAGCAGATCACCTTTACCCCAACACCCACCTATAGCCTGACGCGCAACTATAAATATAAATCCGGTTGGATTGCCAGTGCTGGAGATTACACCACGCTGGGAGATATTGAGACGCAGATCGTGTTGATCAAAGCCAAACAACTGGCAAGTGAGAAGATCGCCAACTCTGCGGCGGCGGCGGGCGGCATGAAGTACAGCCTGGGCGCGGTGAGTGTAGATAAGGGCGCGGGCATCGAATCATTGACTCAGATGATGTACAAGCTGCATGGCGAATTCGTTGAAGCGTGCGCGCAATATAACGGCGCAGTTGGGATGGCGTAATGGCATTTGATTGGACGCAGGCTCAGAAAGATATGCGCGCCATCCGTGCGGAGAATGAGGTTTCGCTGGTTATTCGGCGCGGCGCTACGTCATTGACAACTCAGGCTATGCGGATCGAATATGCAGGCACACGCGGATTCCGCTTGCAGAGTGACGCGGCGCGTTCGGCGAACCAGGCTGTTTTTATTTTGGGCGAGCCGAATATGGATATTGCGATTGATGACCGTTTGACCTATGGCGGCATTTTGTTCAACGTCGTTTTTGTGCAGCCCAATAAACTGGCTTGCACGATTGCTGAGGCGGTGGCAGTTGAATAGCGGCTTTCAGTGGGTTGTGGCTCCGAGTGACCAGTTGATTCCAGCCATCAAAAAGTATGGCGCAAATGCCTTGATCGCTGTGCAGGCGGTGGCAACTTATTGGGGGCAGTCTATTCAGGATGAGGCGCGGCAGGAAGCGATTTGGGAAGATCGGACGGCGAATGCGCGCGGCGGTTTGTTTTTTGCTGTGGACGGCTTCGGGATGAGTCCCATCACTGGCATGGTGACACCTGAGTCAAAGTCTGAGATGAGCGACGTGGCTGTGGAAAGCGGCGATGCCAATACATTGGTTGTGACATTGGGGCACACGGTCTTTTATGGCAAATATCTGGAGACATCCAACGGCGGACGGTATGCAGTGGTAATGAGCACCATCGAGCGCAATTTGCCAAAACTGGAACGGATGTTGCAGGATGCGTTGAAGTAATTTTGTAAAAATTGAGAAGGTCAAAATATGCCAACATTATCAGATCGCTTTAGAGCGTTTATGAACCCAAATGCAGAGATTGCTTCGCAGAGTGCGCTCGCAATGACATCCAGCCCGGCACCGGTGATTACTGAGGATGTGTATTCGCGTTTCAAGGTGGAGCGTGACCGTCTGTCTGTCATCAAGGATTGCAGAGCCATGTATGACGGTGATCCGCGGGTTGAGAAGATGCACCGCATGTATGCCCGCGATCTATTGCGCGGCGGGTTTGTGCTGAAGACGGATAACACGCAGGCGAGCGAGGTGGTTTCGGCTTTGCAGGAACGTTTGCACTTGAATCAAGCGTTGGAAGATTGGCTGAGACTTTCGATGCGCGATGGGGATTCGTTTCTTGAGGTGACGCCCGCACAGGTGACGAACTCCATCTATCAGGTGGCGAGTGTGACACGCAAACCCACGATGCGAATGCACCGCAATTCAAACACTGCGGATCGGTTTGATAGCGCGAACCGCGCTTTCTGGATGGGTGACGATAATTTCTACGGTATGGATGTTCCCAAAGATGCGCTGTGGTTTCCTGAATGGAAATTGATCCATGCGCGCTGGAACCACGATGAAGAAAGCCGCTATGGACGCCCGATGATGCAGAGCGCGCGCAAACACTTCCGCTATGTGGAAGACGGCGAATTGAATGTAGCCGTGCGGCGCAAGATCGGGGGGGCGCAGTTGCGTCAACATGTAATCGAAGGCAATGCCGCGGATGTGGAAACGTACAAGGAAAACAATAAAGCCGCGCTGGGCAAACTGGCGGCGGTGATTGATTTTTTCAGCAATAAGGCGTCTTCGCTGACAGTACACCAGGGCGATGGAAATATTGACAAGATTGGTGATGTACAGCATCACATCGGGACCATATTCACGGCTTCGGATGTGCCGATGGAATTGATGGCGTATGGCGCCGATCTGAACCGCGATATTTTAGGCGAGAAAAAAGAAGCGTATGAAGAGACACTCAACCAGGGGCGTGAGTGGGCAACTGTACAAATCATTCAGCCGTTGATCGAGCGTGAGTGGATGCTGCACGGCATTTATCCGGCGAATGTGAAATATAAGATCATCTGGCGCAAGGCAAAGAGCCTTTCACCCACTGACCTGCGCGATCTGGCAGATGCCGCTTCACGCCTGCGGATTTTGGGTGTGAAGGAAGAAACCATTCAACTCATTCTGGCGAGCTATTTGCGTGATGTAGACCTTGAGATTATGAGCGGTGACGGTATGGATAGCACGCAGTTTGCCAATAACCTGAAAGGGTTGAGCATCTAAGGATGAAGGCTGAATGATGAAGGATGAAGAAATTCTTTCCCGTTTGGATGAGGTGGCTTGGGGCAGTTTGGACAAGGCATCTTTCAAGGCTGTTTTGCGCTTGCAGGTTTATTTCACTGGCAGAACGCATGAGCTATTGATTGAGTTTGGCAAGCAGGCGCGCGCGGTGTTGGTGGATTATGGCGGGCAGGACGGTGTATTGGATGGGTCACGCGGTTTTCAGGCGCAGAGTGCGTTGCTGAAACTGTGGGGCGATACCTTCAAGATTTGGCAGGATGAGTTTTTGCAGGCGCGGAAGGAAGCGGTTAGTTTGCCGTTTGGCGTTTTGGCGGTGAGGCATGAAAGGCTTATCGTCGAAAGTCAAAAGTCAAAAGTCGAGAGCGTTTCGACCTTTGACCTTCAACCTTTGACCGAATCCATTGATGATGGTGTTTTCAAGCCGCAGAGTGATATTTTGTTGAATGCGGCGGGTGAGCATTTGTACGGCGATGGAATCAATATATCGGCGCGGATTTGGAACATTGAAGGCGCCGGGCGGGATGCGATCAATACGGTGATTATGCAGGGCGTGACAGACGGCGATTCGGCTTGGAACATTGCGAAGAAATTGGAAGCGTTCCTCGGAGCCGGTCAGAACTGTCCGCGCTGGACATCTACCCGTTTGTATGGTCGGACGGCATCGGATAAATCTGCGGGTGATACGACTGGTTTGCTCAGTGGCAATGACTGTGACGGGCGCGGTGTGAGTTATAACGCGCTGCGGTTGGCGCGGACTGAAATTCAGAAGGCGCACGCATTGGCTACCGATAAGTTATTGGCGTCTCAGCCGTGGGTTGAGAAAGAGCAATGTCATCTTTCGGCGGCGCACCCTGAACCGGATGAATGCGATGATGTGATCTCTTCCGGCGAGAATGGTGAAGGGATTTATGCGGTGGGCACAATTGAGTATCCACTTCATCCGCATTGTTTTTGCTATAAGACGGCGGTGCTGGTGGATGAAAAAGAATTTACATCCAAACTCAATGGCTGGTTGAATGGAGAAAGTTACCCCGAAATGGATGAATATAAATCCATGATCGGCGGGGATGTGAATATTTCGTTGATGCCGCAGGCGGTGAGTTTGGCGGTGTGGTTGTTCGGCGAAGGGTTGTCACTGCAAGGATGAAGGATGAAGGATAAAGGATGATCAACATGAAATTTGCAGAAGGTTGTTTGTTTATTTTGCCAGAGGCTTTTTTGTTTTGGGCGTTGGTGATCGCTTTGATCGTGGTGGTGAGATGACTCTTTCCAGTGAGATAAAAACCGTTTTGCAGGCGAATGCCCCGTTGATGGCGATTTTGACCGGCGGTATTTTTTGCGATGTGGAAGAGATTTCGCGCCAAAATACGGCGGCGGCATTTGACACTAACAGAGAGATCAAGCCTTCGGCTCTGATCAAGCTGGGGGTGGAAACGAAGCGCGGTCCCTTTTTGCGCAGTGTGCAAACTCCGCTGACCATCTATTTTTATGAGCGGCAGGGATATGCCAACATCGCAAGCGCAATGGTGATGGCGTACAACCTTTTGAATGATGCCCAGGTTGGGACGGGCGTTTGGGAGTTGACCTATGACGTGAGTGTGAGTCAACAGCGGGACACGGCGTTGGATTGTGCGCTGGGGTCGCTGAGGTTTGTGGCTGTAAGACTTCGGTAATTGGTAATTGGTGAGTGGAGATTGCTTCGTCGCTCCGCTCCTCGTAATGACATAACTTTTCAAGGAGAAATAATATGGCTACAGGTGAAGACAATAAGCCTTTTGGGCTGAAAGAGATCGTGGTGGTCTCTTATGATGGCGTGACTGCGATTTCGTTACCAGCCGCGTTAGAGTTGGAGTTTGAAGAGACTGTGGTGAGCGGTGAGTTTTTCGGCAATGATGAATTGCAGGGAATCGTCACCCAGCCGCTGGGCGTGAAGGGCAAGTTCAAGGCAGGCGGTATTTCGCTCGATGCGTATGCCCTGATGACCGGTCACTCGTATGGCGTTTCAGGTTCCACGCCCAATGAGGTGGCAACTCTGGCAGGTGATTCAGTCACCTTCCCGTATTTCAAAGCCTATGGCAAGTCACTGGGCGATGTGGGCGATGATGTGCATGTCAAACTGATGAAGATCAAATTGACCGGTTCACCAAAAGGTTCTTTCAAGCGCGGTGAGTTCTTCATGCTTGAGGCTGAATTTGCGGGCGTGAAAGTTGGCGGTAAAGCCTATGAATTGGTAGCCAATGAAACAGCCACTGCGTTGCCCGGCGCAACTGCCTCGGCTCCCGCGTTTACGTTGAGTTCTGTGCCTGCGGACGCTGCCACGGCTGTGGTGGTGAGCGTGAATACGGTCTTGACCTTTAGCAATGCGCTGAAAGTTGGGGCTGAGAATGGAATCATTTTGACCACTGCGGCGGGTGTGCCCGTGGCGGTGGCTCGTAGCATTGATTCGGCGCGTAAGGTGGTCACACTCAACCCGTCCAGCAATATGGGCGCGGCAACTGAGCATTTGGTGATCGTGCCAGGTGTAGTGGATGTGTTCGGTCAGTCTTTGGCTGATACGGTCGTGAACTTTACAACAGCATAAAAGAAAGGATGAATGATGAAGGATGAAGGATGAAATAATTCCTTTGTCCTTCATCTGGTTACGATTATGACAAATCTAAAAAGTTTGAAAACTGCGGAGAATGCAAAGCGGATGAACCTGGCTGATTGGCGCGCAAGCCGTTTGCATGATTTTACCCTACCTAGTGGATTGCCGGTGACGGTGCGCGATGTGACCATGACCGATCTGTTATTGACCGGCAAACTGCCCGCGTCTTTTGTGGATATGGCTGATGAAGCCGCGCAGAATGGCGGCGCTGGTTTTGACCTGAAGCAACTGGCGAAGAACGGCGAAGATTTTCGGCTGATGTTGGATGCGCTGGTGAATGTTGCGCTGGTTTCGCCGCAGATCGGGGCGCAGGCAGATGATGAGCATATTACGCTGGCTGAACTTCTAAGTGATGACAAGATGGAAATATTCAACTTTGTCAATCGGGAGGTAACTGCTTTGCAGTCCTTTCGTGAAGGACAAAACGAACCTGTGGCGGTTGTATAACTCTGCAACTTCCTACGGTAAACGCCCGAGCGAGTTTATGCAGTTGGAAACTGAGATCGCGGCGTGGGCGTTGGATGAAGCCTGTTTGGTGATTGGGCGCAAGTTTGAAAATATGCTGAACGATGGCAAAAACCCGTTTGCTGATGCGTCAAAGGTTGAAGGTCAAAGATCATCCTATGCGCCTGTGGCGAATGGCAGTGTAAAGAAAATGCAGATCCCAGCAAGTGGAGTTTGGTGATTGAAATGTGTAACAGACTAATGTATAATGGAAATCGAGACGGACAATCTCTATCCCACGAAGGCAGCGTTTTCGCTTTTATAAGCGAGACTGCGTTTGTTACACATAATTCAACCATTCCCAATCGTGGGAAGAAATCTGCCACAGAAGATGCACGCTGCCGAGATGTCCGTCTCCCAGTTGTATTCTGTGGCAGATTTTTTATATCTAAAGGAGACGGACATGCTTCAAGATATTCAAGTAACGCCCAAGACGGTTATAGTAGTTTCACAACCCGATGCCAAGCCAATGTTTTCGCAAGAATTTGTTGGGATGATGCAGGATCGCGCATACGAGACTTTGCGCGCTTATTTGGAAAGAACCGACCAGGACGGCGCAGTGAAGTTGCTCGACGATCTGATCATTCTGTCTGTGCCTCAGCCTCAATCCGAAAATATGTGGGTGTACAACCAGAGCGTGGGCGAGGCAATTGGGAATGTCAGTCATCAAGTGCTGGCGATGGGCGGCAAGTTCAGAGATATGGTGGAGGCTTAGATGGACGCCGAAACCTATCAAATACGATTGAGCAAAATAAAGATGGTGGGTCATGCTGGACGCGCTTTGTTGCTGTCACAAATTGCCGAGAAAGCGCCGCAGCTCAAGGAATTGGCGGAAGACGTTTTGATGCTCTTGTATGCGGAATCCACGGCGAACCGCATGGCGTTGCGCGATGGTATTTTGAACGACGAAGAATTGTTTTATGCAGATCAGGCAGTCAAGAACGTGTTGCCCGTAACTGTGGAAAATATCATGTCGCAAGTTCAATCATTGACCAGCCAGAGAGACGACTTTGGGCATTCTCAATATCCCAAATTAGTACATGCACGCGCATTGCGATAAATAAAATCAATCTTGTAAAACAGGCTTTCTGTAGGAATTTGCGTTCCTATGGCAAGCCTGTTTTTTGTTTTGGAGGTAACGCATGGCAATACAGTTAGGTAGTGCGTATGGGAAAGTGAATATTGATTCCAGCGGTGTGCAGAGCGGAGTTGATAACGCTGTAAAAAGTTTAGGAACATTAGGAGAAACAGCTAAAAAAATTGGTGCTTCAATGCAGCAAATTGGAAGTGCGATGACCATTGGGCTTACTGTTCCAATTGTCGCGTTCTTCGCTTCATCTATAAAATCTGCTATGGATGCAGAGAGCGCTTTGGCTGAATTGAACGCAGTTTTGAAGTCCACAGGCGGCATTGCCGGAGTGACATCTGAGCAAGTACAAAAGATGTCTTCCGAACTTCAAAAAGTGACAAAGTTTTCAGACGAAGAAATTATGTCTGGGCAATCTATGCTTTTGACTTTTACGAAAATCGGGAAAGATGTTTTCCCGATGGCAACCGAAGCCATGTTGAATATGGGCGAAAAGTTTGGAAGTGTGAAAAACGCATCTATTCAGCTTGGCAAGGCATTGAATGATCCTATTGCGGGTGTAGGCGCTTTGCGGCGCGTTGGCGTAATGCTTACCGATGAACAGGAAAAACAAGTCAAAGGCTTTATGGCTGTCAATGACATTGCATCCGCTCAAAAAATTATATTGCAAGAGCTGGAAACTGAATTTGGAGGTTTGGCGCGAGCTGCAGGCGACACTACTCAAGGAAAATTTGTTCAATTCAAAAACACATTAGATGATTTCAAAGAAGTTATTGGAAAGGCTCTAATCCCATCCCTAATACGATTTATGGACGCACTTACTCCAGTAATAATTGCACTTTCCAATATGCCGCCTGGCGTAATGGATTGGGTGTTAGGTTTCTTTATTTTGGCGGCTGTAGTGGGTCCAGTATTATTTTTATTGGGCAAGGCTCTACCTTTGGCATTTAGCGGAGCTACCAAAAGCCTCAATCCATTTTCAGGCGGTATTTTTGGCTTAGTTGGAACGTTTATCAAATTGGTGGGCGTAGCGGCAATGGTTGTGAAAGTGCTGACCGCTTTGGGCATTGCCACAGGTCCAGTTGGGGCGGGCATTCTGGCAGTACAAGCGGCAATTGCAGGCGCAGCGGGTTCAATCCTTGTGATCGTTGGTCCTATTTTATTGATTATTGCTACTTTGGGATTGCTGTATTGGGCATTCAAAAATAACTGGATGGGCATCACCGACACGTTGAAACAGGCATGGTTTCTGCTTGGGTATTACATAGCCCAGATCGTAGATAAAATGAAAAACATGTTCAAAAATATCAACTGGGGGCAGGTTGGCAAGAATATGTTGCTCGGGCTTGCCAACGGAATATTGGGCGGCATCCCATCCATTATTATGGCGGCGGCGCAGGCAGGCGCGGCGGCATTGGAAGCCATGCGCAAGGCTCTGGATTCACATTCACCTTCACGTAAATTTTTCAAGCTGGGCATTGATAGCGGCGATGGTTACAAACTGGGGCTGAAAGATTCCGTCAACCCGAATGTGATCGCGCGCATGATGGCGAAACCCGTCAGCAATATGACCACGCAACAATCCACCAGTAGCACGGTCAACTTGAGCAATGGGCTGACCCTGCGCGATGTAGATCGGATGATGGATTCAAAAATCAATCGTTTTGCGAAGAACGTTGCAGGAGCACTCTAATGGCATCTGACTTTCAAATTGGCACAACCCCCGAAACATTGACCGCGCTCGACGCGCTGGCAACTCCCGTACCAGACCCACAATGGGAGTTTCAGAAATACCGCAAAATGGCACGCCTAGCGGATGGTTCCATGCGCGGACAGGGACCCTCTACCATTGTGTGGAGCTTTACCCTGGCAGAAGATGACCAGATCGCGCAGTTGGAGGCGTACAAATCCACAGAAACGATCTACATCCGCGCCTGTAAGCGCGATGGCACATTTGCGGTCTTTGAAGTGACCATGAACTGGACAGATCCACGGCAGGACGGCGATCACATGAATGGCTTTGTTGGGTATCGCAGTGGATTGA